TGACCTACTCCAAACACTGCCATTCCGATTAAGGTAGCAATCAAAAGATACGATACGTTCTCTAGCCTTGCAATTGTTCCTAGTATTTTTCTGGATTCCTCGTTCATGTTCATGTTCAAATATATCGGTTTGTAGAGGGAGGAATTGCACCTCCCATTTTAGGATAGCCGTAACTCCTTCTATCCTCATCAGTGCCTAGAATTGAGCCGATAGGCATACGAGAAAGGTTCCCGTTTCGGATCGGCTAGGGCTTTTGTAAAAACAAACAGCCTAAAATTAAACTTGGATTATTTTTGTCCCGGACTAACGCGCCGGGCGCTAAACAATCCACGCGACCTATCTTAGCGGCCGCAGAGGCTACTAATCCTGACACAATATAGCACACCTCCTCCTGATACTCAGGGAGTCCCTCGATCTCCCCATAGATGACGGATTCAATAGGAATCCCGTCAATGGGTTCTGCGGGTTCGTTGGACATTTTTACCCGTGGGAGAATCCCTGATGCTGGGATTTCTTTAAGAATCACAATCTTCTCTTTGTTTCCCAGAAACTGTTTTCTTGAATCTTGCTCGACCCCTTGTTTAGAAACAAGGGTGATAGTGTGAGGGGTTGCATTGATAATCATTTTTGACTCCTAAATAATGGGTTAATTACTGACAACTGACAACTGATAACTAATTCATTAATCACAAACTACCCGAAAACCAATCTTGCTGGGGCAATATTCTTTAAAATAGCGGTAATTGAGTTGTCCCACCCGACAAGCATTGGAGAAGGTGTCGAATCCGCCCCCACGGGGAACGCTTTGACACCACTCCCAAACGTTTCCGTGCATATCATACAATCCCCAATTGTTAGGTAATTTCTGACCCACAGGATGAGTTATAAATCCAGAATTTTCGCTATACCAAGCGTAATCTCCTAACTGATTAGCATCATCACCAAAATAATATGTAGTGGTTGTACCTGCTCGACAAGCATATTCCCATTCTGAATTTGTAGGTAGGCGATAGTTTTTCCCTGTTATTTCACTTAATTTTTGGCAAAAAGCTACGGCATTATCATAACTAACTTGTTCCACTGGATTTTGCGGATTGTTCATAAAATAAGAAGGATTGGTTCCCATTACCGCTTGATATTGTTCTTGAGTTATTGGATATTTTCCAATTTTAAAGGCTACATTCGGAATCTCTATCATTTCAATCTCAATCATTTTCTATCTCCTAAATAAGTTGTTTTTACTGACAACTGACAACTGAAACTGATATTTAGTCAGGAATATCATACTCATTACCGTACCCAGTCCAAACTCGAACAACGATCTGCTCATCAATCCATTCTTTTAGACCCGGCGATAATTCAAGTGTTGTAATGACTGAATATGATGCAATTGGATCGTCGAATATTACATAATATTGTTTAGTGTTTTCAATTTGCGGACAAGGTAATAAATTCTCGTAAGTATCTAAAACACATAGTATGTATTTCGTACTGACAATAACAGCAATTCTGCTGCCTGACCTCGGAGAAAAACCTTCGATGCGAACGATGCGATTACCCTTCATTTTTTTGACTCCTAAATAATGGTTACTGAAACTGATAACTGATAACTAATCAAAACTCTTGCCATGTCATCGGATCAGACATTGGTTCACTGTACCGGCTTAAATCCGACGGCTCAATATCGTCATAGATAAAATCGTCGTTCGGTTCGTTGGAAGGAATCTCATAGTAGCGTCCGCCACAATCCACAGATCCCATCGTAGGAGATAATGCAAAAACTTTTTTGACGGGTTGAAATTCAATCTCAGGCAGTTCACAGTTGGGAAGTTTCCCGTCAGGGCTGAAACCACGGCTTAACTTGCCATCAAAGGTATCGAAAAACCACTCCTTGCCAGTTTGCTGGCACGTTATTCGGAGAGTGGTAATCTGTCCTTCTCCCCACACTTTAAGAAAAACCCGGTGCTTTTGTCCTTTGGCGATCATAGTGAAATTGCCAGACATGACGGGAACGCGGTTAAATTTGACAGAAACAGGATTGGATGTTAACATGGCTTTTGACCTGATAAGGGTTGACGGAAAGGCGATCACACTAATTTGCACTTGGAGGTGGTCGTCTTTCTCTGTATCTGTATATTACCGCGAAGTCAGTAATATTGTCAAGCATTATTCCAAAAAAAGTTATAATAAATATATTGAGTGTAAAACAATACAATGGTACTAAAAAACAGGGTCAAAGAATTCACAGAATCTAGAGGCATCACAATCTATAAATTTGTTCAACAAACAGGGATTGCGATGTCCACGGGATACAAGCTATCTCAGAATCCTAATCACTTGCCGTCTATCACAGTTTTGCAGGCAATCTGTGATAGGTACGAGATACAGCCTAACGAAATTGTCTATCGGATTGATTGAAAAGCTAGAATTAAGGAAAATGTAGGCTAGGACAAATGAAGCAAATTACAGCAACATTTAACACTTATCTGAAAAAAACTCCAGAGCAAGTGTCTGATTTGAAAAAAGATGAGTTGATTTTTGTAGAAAAAAATCGAAATTATCCTGTAGATAAAGTTTTACTTGAATATGGATTACACATTCAAGTAAAACTTAGCTACGGCGCAGGTGATTGGTGGGTATTCAAACCGCATTGGGATTTATCTGATTTACCCAATACCTTACCTGTGACAGCCGTTTTTAAGTTTCCTGTAAGTCGATCTCCTAAGTTGATTGAAGGAATTCTGCAATTTTATCGAGGAGATGATAAAGCAATTGAAGTAGTGGCTACCAGTGGCGCAATTGGGTATCAATACCGAGGTGCCGAAAAAATTGTAGGTAAGGGACAAATACCAGAAGGAAGCCATTGGGAAATCAATACTAAAGGATATTGGTTAGATACAAAAGGTGTTGAAGGGATGTTTTTTCATATTACGCCTGATCCTTACAAAGGATCAGGGTTTTCTCGATCAGAACTTGGATTACATCGAGACGCTAATGTACCCGGAAGCGCAGGCTGTATTGTAGCTAGAAATAGTCAAATTTTTAACAACCAAATAGTTAACTATTTGACTGGTTTAAGTCGGGAACAAAAAACAGTGAACTTATCAGTACAATACACTTGACATTCTGTTTTTTGATATGTTAGCTTATAAAAGCCGGGTGAGTGAAGCGGTTTCCACGTAGGCCTCATAAGCCTAAAACACTAGGTTCGACTCCTAGACCCGACACTAATTAAACAAAATCCAAATTAAGAGAATTATCAAATCCTTGAATATCAACAAGGGATTTTTCTCCTGATTGGGTAAGTCGATAGTATCTTTTTCTAGCACCGGCTCTATCGTTAGATCGCTTGGTTCCCCATCGAGATTTAATGAGTCCTTTTTCCTCTAATTTCTGAAATACAGGGTAAAACGAGCCAATATCAAGGCTTTGACCTTTAATATCGGCTATAGATTCAATCACCTGCAATCCTGACAATTCTTTATTGTAGAGAGTCCGCAAAACAAGGATTTCTTTAGGGATCATTTAAATATGGTATAATATTGATACGCCCCCGCGTTAACGGGGGACTAACCAAGTCAACCTACTGTAGAGGCTAACATGACTAATTCTAGTTTACAGCGTTTTGATCACGATGGTATTGAATTAATTATCAATACCGAGACCGGTGAGAGCTTTGCCTCAATTAGTGGATATGCCCGGATGTCAGGGAAAATACCTTCGACTATTTCTCGCCGTTTGACTATGAGTGGTTTGCGTGAAAAGGGTCTTGAACAGGCTCAAATCGAGACAGCAGGCGGGTTACAAGGTGTTGCGTTGATACCAGAAAATTTAATCTGCCAGTGGCTAATTAAAGACAATCACGAACTAGCCCTAAAGGTAATGCAGTTGGGCGTTCGCTTATTCCTTCACACCTTAGCCGGTTTTCAGGTCAAAAGTGAGGCAATCGAGACTAATAAACAGCTTGAGAACCAAATCGCTGAATTGACTGCCAAAATCGACAAATTGGATTATCGAGAAGTTGACTATATCGATGAAATCCTCGGCTTAAAAGACCGAATTAAAAAGCTTGAGAGCGAGAACTCTACTCTAGAGGAACAAATCGAGTTAATGGGGGGATATTAGGTGAAAAGCAGTAAGTAACCTTATTTACTGCTAAAATAAAAGGCGATAACTGTTGCATAACTGATAAAGCTAACCCTTGTAGAGACTACAGGGGTTTTTTGTTGTCTAATGTTCGGAGCTTGGTGGGTAATGTTCGGAGCTTGGTGGGTTGTTAGATTGTAAATAGTTTGTAGATACTCTTATTAACAATGGAACCCTTGATATATATAGATTTCAGACTTTGTTGATATTGTTAGCCTTATTCCCGTGTCAGGATTTTTATGTTTTTATTGCTGACCTCGATTAATTAGATTGTTAGTTTGTAAATAGATTGTAAATAAGAGTATTTACAAAGATAGAAAAGATGAAAGTATTGATATATATAGCTTTCATCCTTTTTTTACTTCTTTGTAGATATTGTTAATAGTTACCCCGTGTGTATTTTTGTTTTACTGTTGAGCCTGATGGTTTCTTATTGTTGACCTTGTTTGTTTTCTTTATCTTTTTCTCCTCCTATAAGGCATCGACAATATCAACAAAGTCTCAAGCCTAGACATTGCAAAGGTTTCGATTGTTAATAAGGTTATTAACAATCAAATTACAAAAAGAACAAATTAGCGATAAAACACTTCTCACCTCTAAAATCCTCTAATTAGCTGAAAATACGGCATTTTGTCAATAGAGTCGGTTTTGCGTTTAATCACTTTTATTGCTGACTTTGCTGTATATCTTCTTTTCTCTCTTTTCCTCTATAAGGCATCGACAATATCTACAAAGTCTAAAACCTATACCCTGTAAAGCTTTCGATTGTAGATAACCTTATCTACAATCTATTTACAATCTAACAATCGCTCTGTAGTATTTGTAGTATATGTAATACGGATAGATAAAAAAATACCGCTCCCTCGTAGGGCGGTAATCCAAGTCAATCTTTAAAAAAATTTTCTCATAGTCTTAATAGAATTGTCAAGACAAAAAAATAACCGCGCTCCCGGGTGCGGTATAAAAGAGCGCGGCGGTGTAAATATGTTTTCCTTTTAATTATATCTCAAAAAAGAAAATTCAAGATATAATACAAGAAACAATACAAAATCTATTAATGCCCCAAAAAGTCCTTACTGGTAACTATTTTCTTAAAGGGCAATCGTATCCTACGATTGCCAGTGAGATTGTTATCGAGATTAAAAAGGGATCGACTTGGGATGAAGAGTTTTTTGTTCAGGGAGATTTTACTGCATGGAACATTAATTTTTATGTAGCAAAGCAATTCGGTGAGGATCGCATGGCAGTCGGGCGAGTTGATCAATTGCAGTTTGGGGATTTTATTTTACCTTCTAATGAAGATGGAGAAGATCCAATTGAATATCAAGATTATACTTATTTTCGTCTAATTGTTGACAGCAACGTTACGGATGGAATGGAAGTTACTCCTATTGCTTTTAAAGAAATCGCACAACCAAAAGCAGGAAGAGATTACTGGCAAGCTGATTTGGAAGCTTCTAAAACTATTGCTAATCGGCTCGTCATTGAACCTTTAGGACTAGATTTAATTCCCGTAGTTGTTAGGGGGCAAGTCTGATGCCAATTGAAATAACTGGAAGTTCTAGACAAGTAATCGTTTCAGCGACTCTTGGGAATGCTGGCTGGTCCCCTATTCTTTCTTTAATTTCTGACGGCAATCGTCGGGTACTGCAAGTATCTGATTGGGTAGGCGGTTCTGGTTCGCCACCGGCTATTGGTGGGTATATTGGGAATAATGGCATAGTTCTATCGATTACCGATGCGATTAATATTCGTGGCGAAAAAGGTGAGCAGGGAGAGCCAAGTCCTTCCTATCTACACACTCAATCTACTAATTCAGATAGTTGGCTAATTAACCATAATTTAAATGCCTATCCTCAAATTCAATTATTTAGTTTAGGTTGGGTTAAAATTTATGCCGATGAACAGCATTTATCTTTGAATACTACCCAAGTTTCTTTTTCGTATCCTGCTGTAGGATACGCGATTCTTTCTTTATAGAGGTAAATTATGCCTAGATTTGAAAATAGTCTTACTTTTGCTCCCAATTCGACGGCAAAAGTCCCTAATCCACAGAGTGCAAACGACGCTGTAAACCTTGGATTTATAGAAGATTATTTTACTGGATTAAATGAGAAGGCGGCGGTTTTAGCTTCATCCTCTGGTAATATCAATTTAGATGCTCCAGGAGCGACTATTGGGGGAGTAACGATGCCCCTTAATGGCCGTTTTTTAGCACCTAGTCAAACAAATAACACTCAAAACGGGATTTATATTTGGAACGGGGCTTCTGTACCAGCAACGCGAAGTTCTGATGCAAATACTTCTACTGAGTTAAATAATGCCACTGTTTATGTTCCCGATTCTACGGGAACAACTATTGGTGCGACTTATCGACAAATTACCCGAAATCCAATAATAGGAACCGATCCGATTATCTGGACTATTTACGGAAATTCTGTCCCTGATGCAACGACAACTACTCCGGGAAGAGTAACTTTAGCAGCCTCGACAAATATTAATAACAATACCGATGTAGGTAAAGTTGTTACTGTGGAAGCTTTGCTAGGTTCAAATGTAATTAAACGACAAGCTAAAGCCACAATTGGCAATGGCACGGACAGCACTTTTCCTGTTAGCCATACTTTTAATACTTTCGATGTTGATGTAAAAGTCCGCAGAACTGCTGGCGATCGAGCCGATGTGTATCCAGATATTACAAGGACAACTACCGGATCAATTACGGTTACTTTTAGCTATGTTCCGACTGCTGGAGAGTTTACTGTATTGCTAGAGGCTTATTGATGTGGCAGAAAACGCAGGGATAATTACTAAACTCCAGGATTTTGTTGACGTTAATTGGGTTGCTAGTCGGTTGCAAAGCGAGATAGTAACTATTACGAACATTTCTGCTGCACAGCAAATTCCTGTTGCTTCTTTTCTAAGAGAAATTACTCTTTTAGAAGTGCGAAATTTGCGTACAACCGTGGGAAGTGCTACAATGACTTTTAGCTTTGGTAGTGGTGCTTCTTTTGGGGCAATACCAGGACTATCTAACCTATCTCTTACTACTGCCCGGGCTAATTTTACAGTATCTGGACAAGGACAAATTATTACTACTGCTCAAGAAATTCGATTCGATATTACCAGTGTCACTGGCGGACCATTGAGTATTCCTTTTTTGTTGATTTTTCGCGAAACACCGTCGCTAACTTAAATGCCTAATAGTTTAACTGCCCAAAGTTTATTCCTAAATAGTCCCGAATATATTGAAAGATACCAAATTGCATTAACAAATGTTTCTGGGTCTTTTAATGAAATGTCAACTGATCCAGGTTTTTTCGGTAATCAAATCAAGCCTAATTTAATCGATGATGAATCTGTCCGATTTTATGTTTACAAAAGGATTTTATCAGAAATGATCGTTTTTAATCCTTATGTTAAATTAAATGTGGCTAAATTGGGAATGACGGCAGCAGTCTTTGGAGAAACTCCAAGACTTGTGATTTCTATTAATAATGATAAATTAAATCCGATTTCTGAATCGGATATTTTGCAAGCAGTGACAGAACAATTCAACGACGAGAATCTGTTAGCTCAATTGCTAAATCAAAATATTCTCAAAGTGTCTGCGGTTTTTAATTAATGCTAATAATTGACGCTAGTCCCCCATTGTGGACACCCGCAAATCTACCTGGGCTTTCGGTGTGGTTTGATGCAGCGGACCTGGCCACCATCACGGCGAGCAGTGGCGGCGGTGTGACCGAGTGGCGCGACAAAAGCGGGTTTCAACGTAATGTGTCCGTGCCATCCGTGTCCAATAGCCCGACCCTGCGACAGAATGTCCAAAACGGCTTGCCGGCCATCGACTGGGGGGCAGCGATAAATAACAGAGGGCTGCGGCGCATCTCTGGGCTGTCCGGTTTCAATCCGACCCGATATTTGATTGTCGCCCATTACGAAGGGCCGAACCCGTTCAGTGAGTATGGCGGTTTGGTTTGCCACCAATTCAACGCAACGACCGATGCTATTCTCACGCAAAACTTCGGCGCCGGATGGTACGCTGGCTCATTTTTCCATAACGGCAACCCCACGGCGACCAGCGCGGCTCTTCCGACGATCAGCCAGCCTTTCGTTGTAGCGTCAAATTTCGCGCATAGTGCCAACAGAACCAGTCTCTTTATCGGCAATGATCGGTTTTTACCGGGGCTTTCGCGCGGCTGGCGCGGCAAGATTTTCGAGGTCGTGGGGATAGATTTCGTCTGGTCGGGCGCAGAGCGCGCCCGAGCGGAAGGATACGCATCATGGAAATGGGGCCTCGTCGCTAACCTGCCCGCCACGCACCCGTTCAAAAACCGTCCGCCTCTTGTGTCTGATATTTAAGGTAAAATAAAATCAGAAAATATTTGGAGAATTTAAATTGAATTACAGAAAATATTTAGCTGGAATTAGTATTCCACCAGCAGAAGTTATCACATGGCAAGATAAGAGTGGCAATAATAACCACCTTTTACCACAACCGAAAAAAGGTGGCATCAACGGCTTTCTGTCTTATCGAGCGATGCTGTTAAATATCATCCCATCCCGTTAATCCAGAAGACATAACATAACTGGTAAC